GAACTGCGACAACTACAAATTAGTGATTTGCCAAAACTTTGTGTGGATTATATTAATAGTTTAGTTAAAGATGATACTGTAGCTGATTTTGATCCTAATGTATTGTTGCCAGGATTTGGTAAATGGTTACAAACCAAAGTAACTCCCCGCAAATATAACAATATTGTAGAATATTTACAAAGTCCACGTTCCAATATGGACGGCATGAGTGCAGCATTTACTGCTTTTGTATTGTTACATAACCTCAAGATGGATATGCTACAACAGCTAGATCGTCAGCATCCGGGTCAAGAGGGCTGGGTTATAGCTACACCAGGCGGCCTTACTAAATTTGTCAATAGATTTGACTTTTCTAGGGCAAATAAAGCCCAAAATAGTCCACAATAACAATCCAAGATAGCCGTTTTTAATCGTTTGACTAAATACATGCAGGTCCTTTGGGACCACATATATAGGAGATTTAAATCATGGCATCAATTCCATTAGTATCAGGTGGTTCACAACCAGTATTTGCAACTGACACCCTTAACGGTCCTCAGTTAGCCGCTAACACAACTTATGCTCCAGCCGGCACACCAACAAACTTCATGGGCCCAGCTCTTGACTTTTTTGGTATCGACTTGGGTGCTGATCCTTCAGCTCAAGCAGGTGTTAACGGTGCGATCCAGACTGTTTTGCAGACTATTCAGCAGACAAGTACTGTAGCAATTTATCAAGTTGCTGCAACTGCTAACGTAACAAACATGAGCGTTGCTCTTTACCCTTTGGGTGCTTATACAGCTGCAACATTGCAAGTTGCTATCCGTGCTTTGGGTGCTAACGTTGCTGGCACAGGTTACGACGCTTCTGGCGCAACTGTAACTAACGTTGGTTTCCGTTTAGCTAGTACAGCTACAACAGCAGCATAATTTTAAAGTTTACTTTAAAATGTCAAGAAAGCACCGCAAGGTGCTTTTTTGTTGCCTGAAATTTTCAGACATAAATACTATTGTAGCAACAGCTACGCTCGTGTTTAACACACATACACACAGAAAGGAGATTATCATGAGCAAAACACCATTTGAGATTCGTCTCGAACTTCTCAAACTCGCCAAAGAGTCTTTATTTGAACCAATTTATCAAAAAAGAGATTCTTTAAAGGACGAGTTTTATGCCTTAATGACAGATGAAAATAAAGGACAAGTTCCATATCCAACTATGCCCAATTTTCCAAATACCACTGACATTATAGCAAAGGCCGAAGAACTGAATAAGTTTATAAGCCAGCAATAAATTAAGCCCCGCAAGGGGCTTTTTGTTGACTTTAATTTGGGCCTTGCTATATTGGGTTAAATATACATATATTATGACAGTTAGTAAGATTACCGAAATTACCGTTTACGAATCACCAGATGGGGGTCGTACTGTTTACGCCCGTAACCCCGGCAATAAAAATCGTGAAATACATTTACGAGATCCTGAGTTAGAAAAGGATTTAGCAGATTTGCGACAGCAAGAACGTTGGCAGTTTATATTGGCTGAACGTGCTACAAATCCAGTTATAAATGAATTATGCGAACGAATTGAAATTTTATATGAACTGTCAAGAACCTCAGAATGAAATTTACTTGTAAAACCTTCTTTGATATTACTACTACTGGTGTTACTGGACACTACAAATTATCACGAGTACCATTTAATGATTTGTCAAATATGTTAATTGAAGACGAACGGTCATGGAATTATGCTAGAAATCAACAGAGAAATTGGGAAACACTTACACAATTAATTGGATTACGAACACAAATATCTCAAATAGAAAACCCCACCAAGGTTAAAAATTTATGGACTTTTGAATTTGAAGTTGAAACCCCGTATCCATATGGATCTGAAGAAAACCCCACGGAACTATTGCAATCCGACTGTAATGGTGTACCTATGCTTATAGGTTTGGGAAATAAGAAAAATTTAACCCCAATACTGGTAACTATTGGTGAAGATCAAAACATTTGGTTTGACGCTTTACTATAAATAATATGTTACAGGAAAACATTATGATTGAACCAACAGATATTGAAAAAAAGAGCCTTGAAGCCCACGTTGAACTCTGTGCCGAAAGGTACAACGCATTAGAGGATAAAATTGCTGTTCTTGACAATAAAATTACATCAGTTGGCGCAATGGTTAAAGAAGTTAAAGAAGCCGTGGGTAAAATGTCCGAAAAAAGTAACGACAGATTAATTGGGTGGGGAGTTGGCATTATTGGATTCTTAATTGTTAGTTTATTTGGCATTATGGTACACGTTTTAGCAAAATGATAATGGATAAAGAATTTGAACGTATGTTTAGACAGGAATTTAAAGGCCTGACTGAAAATGTACTTTTTCAAAACGAATTAGGTGAATACGAAGTTTTTGGAAAATACCGCATAATTCCTGAAGCAGTAGGATATCGAGTATACTGTTCTGCCACGGAAGTGGGCAATTTTAGTAATACAAAAACAGCATTAAGTTGGTGTATTGCCGACAAATTTACATACTATAATCTAGCTAGGGATATACTAACATTAGATAATAAACTAAATTCGTTGATAAGCGATATATCTGTGCGTGCAAACCTTGCAGACCGCAGTAAAACCCCATTATTTCGTGAAACTATAGAAACTAAACTAGAAACTAAAATTATACGCAAAAAACAAGTAGAGCAAGAATTAACCAAATGTGTCAATTATGCTAAATACTGTCAACAACGAGGATTTGATAATGAAACTATTCGAACTGGCCGCTCAGCGTCCGTCAAAAAAAGCCGCTAAGGTATTCGAGAGCTATTTTGGAGACAGCATCAATGTTGATGTAATTTCCCCTAAGCAAGCTCGCATGATGTTGAGCAAAGTACGCAAGCTGGTAAATGAGCACAAAGCTACTGCCGCTTATCACACATCAGAGCAGAACCCAACTTACTTAAAGTTGATGATGATGGAACGGGTATTGGCTACTAAAGTTAGCGAAACTCCAACTGTAGCAGTTGGGGCCACAGCAGGAGCTAATCAAAATCAAACAATGTCTGTTCAAGGTATGCCACCAGTTAATCCTACTGTTGTAGCTGGTGATGCTGCTAAAAAAGCACAACGCGATGCGCAAATTAATACAATTAGCGATCCTAAACTTAAAGTTGCTATGCAAAAAGCAACACAAGGAACTGGAACAGCCGATGATCAAAAAATGATTGCCCAAGCCGCATTACAAACAACAAACGAATCTTTCCGCCGGTTTGCTTACAACCTACTCCGTGAGTCAGAAGTACAACAAGCTCAAGTAGTGTTAGCAAGTCAAGACATGGTTGACGAAGTACAAAAAATGTCCGAGCAAGTATCAGCAATGCAGTTTAAAGATTTGCCAGCATTAGTTGACCAAATCAAAAATCAAATTGGTGTTGACCAAGCTATGCAATTTAACACAGACGCAACAGCCGCATTGGCTGGATTGTTACAAAACTTACAAGGCGCACGTCAACAATTAGATCAAGCACTTGGTGTAGTCACAGGACAAGCTGCTCCACAAGTTCCAGGCGAAGATGATGGCTTTGGCGGCGAGATGGATGCTGATGCTGAGTTAGGTGCCGACTTAGATGCTGACGCTGAGTTAGGTGTTGAGTTAGACGCAGAAGAGCCAGAGTCTCCTGAAATGGGTGGCGCAGGCTTAGGTCGCGCAAAACGATAAATGTTAATTTTTGAAGTAGAGAATACCACAGGTCAAGTTGACTCTGGCAAGCTAATGGCCTTGACACAATTTTTGTCGGGTCGTGCTAATGATACAAATTCTAAAAAACAAATTTCAACTCAAGCATTTGTTCAATTAGCACAAAACCTTGGTGTCAATGTTACCGCAGATACATTAGGTGATTTGATTGCTCGAGAACCACTTAGTAACGTATTGTTACCATACGAACCAAATTCAAATGTAATCAAATTTAAGGGTAATGATGAACCATCTGACACACAGATGGATACTGCTCAAGCAGAAAAAGTAGTTGATTCCAATGCCAAAGCAGCAATGAAACGACGAAGCTAATCACTTTGGTTGACTACAGTCAACTTTTCATATATAATAAGCGTTATAAGAGTATATACTCAAGGAGAAGTAAAATGAAAAAGATTCTCGCAATAGCATTAATGACACTATCAGCCTCGGCATTTGCTTGGCACGGCAACGGCTACTATGGTTATCGTGGTCCAGTTTATGTAAACAATTATGGATATAATAATAATTGGGTAGCACCAGCACTAGCAGGCGCAGTGGTTGGCGGAATAGTAGCACGTCAGTATTATGCTCCTCTGCAAGTAGTATATGTTCAACCGCCAGTAACGTATTATCAGCAATCATATCCAGCAAATAGCAGTTATCGTCAGGAAAGTATTCTTGATGCAAACTGTAATTGTTATCGCACAGTATTAGTACCTAATTAAAAGGAGATTTATCATGTTAGAAACATTATTATGGCTCGCAGTAGGCGCATTTATCGGATGGAATTTACCACAACCTGACTTTGCCAAAACAATTCAGGCAAAAATCCTAGGCTTGCTAAAAGGAAAATAATTTATGGCTTATTCAGAAAAAGTTATCCAGCATTATAATAATCCATTAAATGTGGGAAAATTTAGAGATGAGGAGACAGCGCAAGTTGGGACCGGTTTAGTCGGTGCCCCAGCTTGCGGCTGAATGGAGATGTACTTAGATTACAGATTAAAGTAGATCCAGCAACAGATATTATCATTGACGCTAAATTCAAAACCTACGGGTGCGGTAGTGCAATCGCATCATCTAGCTTGGTGTCAGAAATGGTCAAAGGGTTAACATTATCAGAGGCTTTAGAAATCAAAAATATGGATATAGCAGAAGAACTTGCGTTACCTCCTGTAAAAATTCATTGTAGTATTTTAGCCGAAGATTGTTTAAAAGCTGCGATAGCAGATTATAGAAGTAAACAAAATGCACAAAAGTAAACAATGATCACAGTAACCGACATAGCCGCTAAAAAAATTAAAGCTAACTTAGAGAAACGTGGCAAAGGTATTGCTATTCGTTTGGGCGTAAAAACTACAGGCTGTTCGGGATATGCTTATTTTATGGAATATGTTGACCAGCTTGATATTGAAGATATATTGCTAAACGATAATAATACTGTTATTGTAACTGATCCAAAATCTATTCCCCTAGTCGCAGGCATTACTGTAGACTATGTTCGCAATGGACTCAACGAGGGATTTGAGTTTATCAACCCCTTAGAGAAGGATAAATGCGGATGTGGTCTTAGTTTTCGAATTTAATAATCCATAGGCTAGTAAAAATTTGTTGATATTTTATCCTCTGGATAAATAAAACATAGGAGATACTATGTTTATTAAAGAAACTACAGAAACCAACACTTATACCCGCAAAAGTAAATTTGGAAAATTTAATTCCTACAATAGAACTAAAACTATAACTCACTGGAAATGTGATTATTGTCAAACTGAATTTAATAAAATAAAAAATGGCCCGTACAATACTCAATCAAAATCATATTGTAAAACTTGTGTTTCAAAAATAGGTATTGCTAAACTAGCAGGAATCGCCGGCTATCAATCTAAAGTAGATAATAAATTTATTAACAGAGTAGGCACAATTATATCCGGAAAAGAAGGATATCCCGAAATTTATATTGGAAAAAACTATCCGTATCGGCCAGGTGGATACACCACATTACGAGAACATATATATGTAATGGAATGTCATTTAAAAAGGCGATTAACAAAAGGAGAAATTGTACATCATATAGATGGCGACAAGAGAAATAATAAATTGGAAAATCTTTTCCTAACAAATGTTAATGAGCATAATAAATTGCACGGGGAATCTGAATCTATTATATTTGAACTAGTAAAGCAAGGCAAGGTTATATTTAATCGTAAGACCGCAAGATACGAACTTTTGAAATAAATTTGTTGTATTTCTACAACACTTTATAGCCCTTGTCAAAAGGGCTTTTTTACGGTTGACACAAATATAGTTTTTATGTATAATTAAAATACTGTGCAATTTCGCATAGTATAAGCAAAATGGAGAACCAAAATGCTACCAGTATCTAGTTTTATCACAAGTCCAGTTTCATACGCAACAAATGTAAATGGTCGATTTTCAATCAAAGCCAGTAATGCCCGAACTATTAAACAAAGATGGGACGAAACATATAAAAGATTACCTTCTATACAGCAACAAGCAATTACTAGTGCGTTATCTGCGGCAATCTCAGAATTTCGTAAACGCAACCCAACAATCAAGGGCACTAAAGATCTTAAAAAGAAATTAGCAAAGGCATGGCCAATAAAGATGTCTCAGGTTGTTATCGACGACACAATGCAAAGACAATTGAACATTGCGTGGGTGTTGACCTTGCTTAATATGTTTGTGGCTACTAAAGTTATGCCAATCCATGTATATCAACCAAACGCAAAAATTGATGAATATCATGCGTGGGATGGACAGCATACCTTAGTATTACTTTGGCTGATTTGTACACAACTGTTTGGAGAAGATCCTGCAGAATTTGAAATCCCAGTTAATGTATATGCTAGTCATCAAAAGTCAGAAATGAGACAGAGTCATATTGATTTGAACTCAGATGAGGGTAAAAAAATGTTAGATTTGTTTGATAGAATCGAACAAATGATTTACGGTGTGCGTATCGATGGTAGCCAAAACCCTTTATGGCTCTTAGCAGAAGAAAAACAACAAGTAGTAGAGTCACATGGTTTATTTTTAACTAGTAAAAAGTTTGGCGATGATCATATGCCAGGCGCCATTAGTCGTATGCAAGAAATTAATGAAATGCCAGTGGAATCATTAACATGGTTATGCGATTACTTAGTATCAGTTGGCGCACAGCATCGCGCGGTAGAAGAAAAAGAAATGGTAATGATGGCATATTTCTTTAAGCGTTGCCGACTAGCCAAACTTAAACTAACAAAAGCACAAGTATATGATATTGCCGATCTTGCTAAAAATAATTGGGGAGCTGATTTTAGCCCAACTAGTAGATTTTGGGCTAAAGTATCAAATGCTTACTATAATTGGCATAATACTCATGTCAAGTATGGTACTCCAAGATGTAATAAAGAGCCACTTCACGGTTATCCCTTTTTAGCAGAACAAGTTAAAAAAAGTATTAAAGGGTTTGGCAAATTAGCTAGTAATACTGGTAGCGAGTTTATTCCATCTAAATCGGACTTATACTAATGAGACTATTTCGATTTGATAAACCAAAAAGTCTTACGCAGACTAGAAAGGAACTGGGCAAACTTTGCTCAATTCCCAACTGCGGCAAACCTTTGACTCATATGAAAGGCCCCGGGTCTCTTAAATTATGTAGAGACCATCAAATAAAGGATCAAAGTTATGAGGACGGATACGGTCGTATTGATCGCCCTTATACTTTTCATCGTTCTGATATTTGCGAATGTTGTGGGCAAGATATTAACAACGATATTAGATGGGAGTTGGCCCAGACTTTTTTTGGACTTAGATTATCCCAAGAACAAAAACATGAAATTAAACGACGATATAATCACGGGGATCACGAACATCGCAAAGTAGACGGCGGCGACGACAGCAAAGATAATACAAATGCTTTTTGCACATTTTGCCATTGGGTTAAAACTGTAATAAACAATGACGGCCGAAAACGTAATATATAATATAATCTTAAAAGTGTTGTAAAAATACAACACTTTTCGGTTGACTTAACTCCTGAAAGATGCTATACTATTATATAGTGTAACCACGAAAGGCACTTTTGTATAATCCAAAATTTGACTATTATCAATTAACTCGAACCAGTGACGAAGGTAAACGCTTGTACCTCACTCCTGAAGGCGATAAGGTTCCGTCGGTAACGACCATCCTTGGTGCTACTCAACCCGAAGAAAAAAAACGTTCACTAAATGAATGGCGCAAACGAGTTGGTGTAGAAAATGCTCAAAAAATTACTACAGAAGCAGCTAACCGTGGTACTAGAATGCACACATATCTAGAACGATATATCAAAGACGGCGCCATTCCCGATCGCGGATCTAACCCGTTTGGGTGGGCAAGTCACGCTATGGCAGAAACAATTATAGCCAAAGGTTTGCCTAATGTTGACGAACTTTGGGGGGTGGAAGTTCCAGTATATTTTCCCAAAACTTATGCTGGTACTACTGACGGTGTGGGTATCCACAATGGGGTAGAAAGTATTATTGACTATAAACAAACCAATAAACCCAAGCAAGAAAACTGGATTGAAGACTACAAAATTCAGCTGGCTGCATACGCTATTGCCCACAACGAAGTTTATAAAACCAACATTCGCAAGGGTGTGGTTTTAATGGCTGTTAAACCTGAAATTGACGAAATGGGCAATGTGCTTACCATCCCAGCATATCAAGAATTCGTGCTAGAACCCAAGGATTTTGACTACTGGGAACAACAATGGTGGAAACGTTTGGAGCAGTACTACACAATTAACTAAATACTGTAAATTAAGGAATACAGTAAATGGCCATTGTTCAAGTCAGTCAGATAACCAACCGATTAGGTTTACAAGTAGATTTACCCCAATTAGCGGGCGGCGAATTAGGTTGGTCCACAGATACCCGTCAGCTTTACATTGGTAATGGCACACTAGAGCAAGGTGCCCCTGTTGTTGGAAATACTGAAATTTTAACAGAATTTTCAGATGTATTGAACCCACTGAAGGCCTATACTTACAAAGGTACAGCAGCTGGTTATGTCGTCCAAACTGGTCCAACTCCTGGCACTCCGGTAACATTAACATTACAAAACTGGCTAGATCAATTTGCTTCTGTATTAGATTTTGGCGCAGTAGGCGACGGCGTAACTGATTGTACAGATGCTATTAACCGCGCACTTTTTCAATTATTTTGCCGCCAAACAAATCCACAAATTCGTCGTAGTTTATTTTTCCCAGCCGGTGTATATGTCGTAAGCGGCTCAATTAATATTCCTCCCTATGCTACATTATATGGCGAAGGTCCAGACAATTCTATCATCCAAATGGTAGCCACAGGTGGCACAGGAACTTGTGTAGCACAGTCAGCAGATAGTTTACAACAAACAGGTGTAAACGTTGGAGCCAATGGAGCAACACTTCCTACTGACATTACTATTGTTAATATGGGATTTAAAAGTTTAAATGCTACCAAAGATGTATTTTTAATGTCGTCTGCTACTAAATGCGAATTCCACGGTGTGAGTTTTATTGGTCCAGGAACAACTAGTACATTAATAACCAGTGCGGGTGCTAAATCAGCCGTTACATTTGGACCTGGTAATGGATCTCCTAGTGCCGATAACATTTATGATGCTTGTAGATTTACAGGCACAACATATGGTATGTTTACCAATCAGCCAACAAAAGGCATAGTAGTTACAAATTCTTATTTTAATATTTTATATCAGGGTGTAGCACTTGGCCTTACTCCAGTAAGCGGCGGGCCAACAGGAACAAGAATTAATAATAACGTATTTGATAATATATACGCACAAGGTATTATTCTTGGAGTAATTAGTCTTAACGCCACTGGGTATAATATTTTTTATGATGTAGGCGATCACTTCCAAGGAACAACAAATCCAGAAACATCAATAATTTCTATTGCCGGCGACAACAATGTTAGTGTTGGCGATATGTTTTCCAGAGATGATACTTTTGCTGCTATCATTACAAGAATTGAATTAAACGATACTGTTAGTATTGCCACTACAAACGGCAGCCAATTACAATTAGGTAGAAAAACAGTACAGTCTGGAGTTTTAGCAACATTGGCTAATAATACAGCCAATGCCACAGCATTTACAATTGATACATCTACCGCTGGAACTAGTTTCAAAATTGATTATTCCATTATTCGTAATACAACAAATAGAACAGGGACACTTTGGGTAGCCAGCGGACAAGCTGGTACAATAAATGTTTCCGAAGATTACACTGAAAATTCTGTTAGTGGCATCACATTACTTGGCTATCAAATCGGCGGTAATGTATTAGTTAATTACAACACTACAAACACGAGCTATCCAGCTCAGATGAGTTACTCTATTTCCTACTTTAATTAATGTGGTATAAAGACTTTTCTGACCGGCTCGAAGTCTGGTCAAACCTACGCACCGATATACAATCGCTACCTCCAGAAGAAGCACTTCAAACAATTAGCGACTGGTGGCACCAATCCCCGTGGCAACCGTTTTATTTACACTGGGACGATCAGCCATTATGGCCCGATCCGTGGCAACTTTTGAGTGATAATGTCTATTGTGATCTTGCTCGCGGGCTCGGAATCCTGTATACTATAAGTAT